GTTGCCAGTGCGGAATCGAACCGCTCGGCGTGCCCGTGTGAAAGGCACTCCGCTCCAAGAAGGCAGCTTTGTCGCTAGCTGGCGGATACTTTCGTCATCAACGGCGTCTTAGTGCGCTCACTGGTTTGCTGGGTTCGCCGTCCCACCTATTCTATTAAAATAGGCCCTGGTGGTGCTACACCGGGTGCTGTTGGTGGCGGGATGCGCCACGCTGGCCGTTGCGGCCTGAGCACTATGGCTCCTGCGTCACTTCCTCTGGCTGCCCCGCTTGGGGGCTTACGGATGGGAATGGCCAGAGGCACCCGCGGACGCGGGTTGGGAGGCGCTGCCCGCTTGGCGTCACACGCACAATGGTCGCGGCTGCCTTTGCAGCGGCGACACATCTGCCTGGAGACAATAGGCGCCATTGGCGGGCGCTCCGCCTGCTTACGATTCTCTGGTAAGAACCACGAGAAGATGCAGGGACCGGCGCCGGCAGAGAAGGTTGCACCCTCTGGATTGCCTAGCTTGGCGTCGGAGATGTAAAGCACGTGAGCGAACTTTCGCCAGTACTTCACCATCTTGAGCGGAGGCTGTCGGTTGTATTCCTCTCCCCACGTCGGGTCAAAAATGACGACGTCGCTAGCCGTGAACTTGGTCTCTTTCGGCAGGCTGCGAGCACAGAAAATCTCGGAGGGAGGATGCGCAGCACCCACGGCCGGTAGATACAAGTTGTGCATCAGGGCAATGTGTGCTTCAGGATCGGACTCTACTGCAGTAATGGGCATTGATCGGCCCAAAACGTGGCGTAACATGATCGCGCTCACGCCGACGTGTGCAGTGACGTCGTAAATGTGTGTGATTTGGCCGAAATCCACGTTCTTTATTTCAGCCCGCTCCATGATCTGCCGCAATGCGCGCTCACGCGCAGGTGCAGAGTCCAACATGGTTGAAATTGCCGCCGAGCGGCGAACATATTGCAACCTAGTGAACGGAACGCCACACACCATAGGTGCAGGTGGGAGAGGCGGAGGGGGAGCCGTAGGCTTCAACTCCTCTCCGCGCAGCGGCGGGGTGAACTCCTCACCGCGCCTGCGGCCCGGAGGCAGCAGGATCTCCAAATTGTCCAGGGCTGGCAATTGATCCATGGCCGTCATCGCAACGACCTTGCCGCACCACTGTACCAGGTTCTCAGCGGACACACCCAAGTTGTTAACCACGGCATCCATGCGCTGATTGTAGCGGTGGTCATCTATGGGTGGAATTACAAACGTGCCAGCCACGTACTGATCTGCCATGACCTTGGCAATGTCGTGGGCACTGTAATTGTCAGTTGAGCGGCCCGTCGCCACTCGCCGCGTTTCGTACACACGTTTATCCTCTCGCGTCGCAAGGCGCAGAACTGTTCGTGACAGCTCCGCAACACCCGGCGTGTCTGCATCCAGCGCGAGGAAGCCCAGGGCCTTTCCAATCAGGCCCACCATAGGGCGGCCGGCAACAATCGTGTCGCGGCCTGGGAACATGTGAAACTTACGGAATTGGCGCTGTACGTCGACGATTGATTCGCCTTCACTGTGCCACGGGTCGAGGTAATTACGCCCCAAGAACCCCACTTGCTCACCGCGATCTTTACGCGTGGCTTTGAGGCGCAGACCGAAATCGGCTGCTATGGAGTCATAATGAGCAGGGTCAATGTCGGCCGACAGACCATCGTCGCCACCGTACACGCCCAATTTGTCCCACGCTTCCGCTTTGGTGAAGCCCTTGCTGCGTAGCGCGCAAAAGGCAACCAATGCGTTGTCGAAAGTGTTGCCGACGGAAGTGTCAGCCGCACCCGATAGGCGCGAACCATCCGTCTCATAGTATATGCCCTCTGTCGTGCGGGCCCGCATCCACAACATGGTGGTGAATACCCGCGTTAGCTGCGCGTGGTACCGGGGGTCGAAGATTCGCCGCATGAGCGATAACTCCGCCATATACAAAGCATGGGAATGAGTACCGTCGAATCGGGAATAATCAGTCTCCACCAAAAATTCCGACTCACGGGCCACTTTCGCCACTCGCGCGTCGACATCGCGCGGGTGGAGGCCAAAGGCGTACCATGGCGTGGCTTTAAGGAAGTTGGCCACCACTTTCGTAAACTGCGAGTACAGGATACAATGACCATTGGGGAGGTTCGAAATAGGCCGCGGCGGCTTAGAGCCGTCCGCAGAAAATTCCTTCTTGATGAACGCTTTCACCTCTCCTTGTTCCAGGTCTGTGGGGCCACCCAAGATCTCCAATGCCGCTACGTCGGCGGCGCGTTGAGCCGGCCGCGTGCGTGCAGCGATGACATCGTCGATGTCTACTGGCACTTCTTTGTGAAAAGTAGGCACCAGCAATTCGATGAACTCCACGGTCCACGTCATGAATTTCGCAGGTAGCGTCTTGGAGTTGCGCAGGTCAGTCAACCTCTTCGTCACCGTCTCAGCATCCGCCGCTTTGGACATCTCTGGTATCCACGCGGTATCGCCAAGAATAGAGGGGCATAGCTTGATAGCCATTGGCTTACCCTCGGTGGGTGGGTCGCCAGCATTGCCGTAGCCACGCTCCTCAGCATTCTTTGGTGCTGTGCCGGGAACAGTGGTTGGCAGATAGTCGATCGGGTAACAGGCGATGAGTACTGGCCCATACAACGCCGATTGCTTAGAAGCTCCGTCGACCAAGCTGGCAGCCCACGAGGCTGCGCTCGCCGTGCCCACGTCCGGATCCAACCGAGCCCGCGCTTGTAACGCCAAGTGAAGCTCATTTGATATGGATACGGACCACGGCACGCCTGGCATTGACACGTGCATCAACGTGTGCCCCAGGCGTATGTTGCGGACAACGCAACACGGCTGTTTGGCAGGCACTTTCTTGAGAGCTCGTGCTGCCGTAATAGTGGCGAAAGTGGCTGATTCCACCACCAACTTCTTGCGTGCGACGTCGCAGCCCCAGCCAGGCCGGAGCGTGACTCCACGGGTGCGCGGCGCAAGCAAGAAGATTGTCCAGTTATCGGTCACGGAGTACGGCTCAACAGTATAGACCATCTGTACGTGGCCATATTGCGCCGTCACCGACGTCCGGGACCATTCCCACAGCTCATGCCGATATGAACTGCCACCACTAACGTTCATCGTGATCGTGTTATCCAGATTGGTACACCACGTCACTTCACCATGCTCCGAGCCGCCAGGGCTGGATGGGGTGAACGTATAGATGAGGATTGGCTTGTAAACCCACAAATACCACATAGGGTCCATGTAGTAATCCACGTTGATGAGCTTCAGGAACGATCGCTCCGTCAGCGGGTCAACTTTCTCTGCGTGGTGGGTGTCAAGCGGGATGATGTGCACCAGCGCCCCGATTTGTTTCGCAGAGATGTCCCGATTAGCCATTTGCATTGCATAGGGTTCTCCGCCGTGGCGGTGGATGTACGTGTCGATGGCTACAACCGCATCGTTGCGTGCGGCACCGGCGTTGCGGTGTGAGTGCCCTGCCCCGAGTTTGCTGGCTAGAGGCATCTCCAATGCCCGGAACCCAGTCACCAGATGTGAATAGTCCGTTGGCACGTTGTAAGCAGATCGACTGCGGTGATGTCGTACCAGCCGCACCAAGTACAGGGCGGCGTAAACGATGGCGATAGACCAATGCGTCATGAATCCGGCTATTAACACAGCAACATGTGCATGGGTTTGAGCCAGGTCAGAGCGTTCCGTGAGCCACAGGGCCCAAGGGTCAGTTCGCCATTCGCGGTACGCTGGTAAAAGGTCCACAGCCCCGACATTGCTGTCAAGGGGCCAGAGCGGGTGCGCCACCATATCCAACGCGCCATCAGCGTCGTAGAAATAGGCTTGCGATGCCCGCTTCAAGGCGTGGTAGGCGACGAGAATCACGTCACCCAACGACACCATCGCCGGGACCACCAGTCGGGTCTTGGCCGCTCGATAAACCGCGTACAAACTCACAACAACGCTGACAGGCATCCACACGGGGAGGCCTTTTGCGTGGTGGAGGAAATGCGCAGTCTCGAACAGCAACCAGAGGTTAATTCCTGTGGCAATGAGCCACGGATTGGCGCGAGCGAGTCCGGCCAGGAACAACCTGTCCAGGAGCGAAAGACCGCACCATAGCACGGTGCCGATCACATACTCCGATCCAAACATGTAGACTATAGCTGAGCCCGCACACAACAACGCCGCACCAGCCGCGAAGAGCCACAGTGTGGTCAGGTTGCTGGTAAAGTTGAAGTGTAGTGCGAGACACAACGTGATCCACGGACTGGCTCCCCAATGGGGTAGCCAGACGGTGGCCAGAAGATGCATGGCGTACACGGGCAAAAAAGACCATGAGAACGCCGAATACGGGCCAACGGTGAGCGAGGATCGCTGCATGCTTGGAAGCTGGTCTAGTGGGTAACTACCCCACTAGGATTTTATTGTC